AGCTATGACCTGGATTAAATCCTTGTCAGTATAATTATTGCGAGTAGGTAAGTAAGCGCTGGTTGTTAAATCCTCTGTGTAGGCTTCATATGGCCCTAAGATCTCATGCTGGACCTTCCAGGTCTCATAGTTTTTCCAACCGTTGTAGGTGTCTTTGCACTCTTTTGAAATTTTTTCCATATTTTTTGCTTTTAAATATTTTTTATAATCTTCTTTAACTTCATTTAATGTTTCTTCAAGGTCTGTTAGTTCATAATCAAACACTGAGCTTTTCATCCAACGTGCAACTGAGTCTAATGTTTCAATTGCTTTTTCTTTATGTGTCATAATTGATTTATTATTTTATTTTTTAATTCATTTACAAATTCTATGTATCTATCTCCTGATAAATTTTCAGTGTATTCGTTGCCATCTGTTTGCCACGCAATTGTTTCTTGTATGTATTCACTAACAACTGGTGTGATCTCATCGGCTAAATGTTCTAATGCTTTTTCTTTATTTTTCATAATTTTACTTTATCAAGTTGGTTATAAATTTCATCTATATAGATTTCAATTTCAGACGAGCTATGATATTCTAGCATCGTTTTAAGTATGGTTAATTTAGCCAGGCATTTGCCTATATCAGTTGCTCTATCAAATCTTTGGTCTTGGACAGGTTTTTGTGTCTTATCTAAATGGTAATTAATAGTGTCTTGCATCGTTTAAGGGTGTTAATTAGTTTGTATATTTATTTTGTCTTAGTGTTGTAATGATTAATGTGTATGTACATTAAATTATTTTTCGTTTAACTTTATTATATTTTTTCTAATTCATTAAATAATTTAAGGCTTAATTCTTCAATAGCAGACCATTTATCTTGTCTTTTTATAGTATCTATGGCATATTGTAATGTGTTCAAATCAATTTTATTTTTCATAATTATATATTTTAAATTTATTATATTATCAGATCACTAACGTATTTTTTTTGCAAGGCTTCGATTCGGTCGAAGATAGTGAGGTCGACCGGGAGTGTGAGGTTTAAAGTGTTTTAGCTATCTTAATTAGATTACTTGGACTTTTATTTACTTCATGCAAATACCAGGTACCTCCACGCTCTGTCCAAAGCTCCCACATATTTATTGTTAAAGATCCTCGGATTTCCCAATTAGTAATGCTGTGTATAGTTTTCATAGTTTTTTATTTTTTTAAATTTTCTATTTCTTCCAAAGTTGTATTTTCAATTTGATATAATAAATCTTTAATTAAATCTTCATAATTTTCATTATCTTCTAAATCACATTCATTATAAACAAACATTTCTACACTTTCCTTCATTTTTTCATTTCCTTCACTTTCTTTTAAAAGTTGGAAAAAATCTAAAGTTTCTGGATTCCAATAAAAAGTTTTCATATTATATTTTATTAATTATTAATTATATTTATATTATCAAATAGACTACGTATTTTTTTTGCAAAAGATCTACAAACTTTCTTAAAAAAAATTTTAAATAGTGTGTGTAATTTTTAAAAAAAAGTCTAAAAATATTTTCTTAATTAAAAAAAAAGACTAGGGGGTGGTGTTTTAAAATATGGGTTTGTGTAACGTGCTGATTGTCAAATACATACGCGCAACCCATTATTTCTCAATATCTTATAGTTTTTTTAGTGAAGTGTGACAAAAGCTTATTAAATATATATAATAGCACCCTATCGTCACACTTATGTAAAATTTGTAAGATGCACGTAACTTAAGTGATTATAAAAAGAAGGTAATTATATTTAATTATGAAAAAAAATGAAGTTCTCATTAAGTCCAATGGTCTGAGAAACGAATTAAAAGAGATACGGAAGAGTATCGACAAACTAACTAACGCGCTTATTAAAATAAATAACGCACAAACAAACACACATGAAAACAACAATAATAACATTGCTAGCGATGACGATAGTATCGTGCGCAACAACGCGAGAAGCAAAGATTAAAAAGTTTAAAGAGCTAACTAAAGACATGCATATTGAAACAAAAGAAGAAACACGGCTTGTCCAACTCTTGTATTTAAATATAGTAAACAATAAAAAAGAATATTATGAAAGCAATTAAAGGAATGCCTATGTTTTCTCCTGTAAAAGGTAATGCATTTGGAAAAGCAATGGCCGATGCCGGTGGAGATTACGAAAAAGCAAAAGCAATATTAGACAACGATGTTGCTACTATGAAGATCCAATATGGTACAGGATCGCCTACTACACTTAAAAATAGTAAAATATTTAAATAACAGCAAATGGCAGTAATATATTCCTATCCTAAGGCAACTCCGACCTCAGCGGACCTGCTTATAGGTACGTTAACATCAGATGCAAGTGGAGAAAACCCAACTAAAAGCTTTAGTATAGCAGATATTATAGGTTTAGTACCCGCAGCAGGAACAGGAGGTACTGTTACTTCTGTTGGATTAACTAATACCGATACTTTTTTAACTATAAGTAACTCTCCTATTACAACTGCTGGTAATATAAATATAAATCTTACAAATAATGGAGGTACGCCTAGTAATACTACATTTTATAGAGGAGACGGGCAATGGGCAGCACCAGTAGGTACAGGTAATCAAAAAACATATGCATTAAGTTCTCAGTCAAATGCATTAAATACTGATGTTATTTTAACAGAAACAGATAGCACGGGCGCTACTGTACAATCTGTGGTTAAATTAATACCTAACGCACCTATATCAATAGCTAATAATAATTCAAATAGTGAAATTACTATTGGTAGTTCGGCACTTACTAGTATAACAGCCGCATCGGCCGCAGGCACAGCTACAGCACCGTCATTTATTGTTATAGACAGCTCAGCTCCAGCAACACCTACTATAGCGCTTACAGCTGCAGGGCTTGGTACACCGGCGGCAAACTATTCATTACGCGGTGATGGGACTTGGGGGTTAATAACAAGCGGTGGTACTATGAGCAGCTGGAATTTAACTGCTGATTCTGGAACACCTGAACAAGTAGACAACGCAGAAACAGTAACTATTACAGGTGGTTCGGGTATAGACACATCAGTAGCTTCAACTAATACAGTAACGGTTGCATTAGCATCTACAGTGCCACAAACAATAGCTGCAGGAGTTACCTCACAAGTTTATGATGCTGCAAATACTACTAAGAATTTATCAATAAGTGGTACTCAAAGTACAACAATATCATTATTAAATGTATTATCAAATTCCACAGATGCATATACAACCCCTAAAGTAAATAATGTAATTTCATTAACACAAACAGAATATAATGGAATTACTCCAGATGCGAACACTCTTTATATTATAGTATAAATGCCATCTTCAAATATATATTTAGGATCAAACCAAATTTTAGAGGCTCAAGGAAGTAGGAGGATGTACTTAGGTACTCAGCTAATATGTAAAGCATACCTTGGTTCAAACTTAGTATTTGATAATTGTGGGTATATTCCATATACTACAACTATGCTATACAGCGGTGGTGTTAGTGGTGATGCTATTGGATATAGTATTTCAGGAAATACCTCTGGATCTACAGTTTCAGGACAAGGAGGTGTTGATACATATTCTTTTACAACAAGTGTAAGTACAGCAAACGGTTATTCAGGTAACCCTACAGTAAACGGTAGTGCATCTTCAACTTTATCAGGTACCATACCAATAGGTGGTTCTACCGTATATATGAATTTTGCAGGCTCAGTTACTCCACCTGCTCCACCTACCTTTACTGATACTTATGTAGCTGCGACAGATTCAGGGTTAAGTTCAGGGAATACATCAGTATCGCCAACTTCGGTTACCGGTGTTCAAAATGCCACATCAGAAGCAACATGGACTTTTACAGGAAGTGCTAGTTATACATATTCAAATATGCAAATAAACGTTGGAGGTTCTTTATATAGCATGTCAGGAGGGCCAACTTCTTACACATATACAAATACTGGTAATACAATATCTAGTTCAGATAGAACAATAACTGGTACTGTACAAGGAACTCAAACATTAAATACAAGTAATCACGTAATAAATCTTTCTCAAGTAATTGGAGGTTTAGGTGCTTCTTATACAGATACTGAATATGGTATTTCAGGTAGCAATATTACGGCTGTAACTGGCAGCTTAACAGGTAATTTAAATTCAGGTAGTGTTTCAGTTGAAATTAACGGAACAGGCACTGCAACTATAGTTATAGTATCATCTGCGGATGGAGGTTATTACTTAGTGGATAGTAATAGCACATCAACATCTATTACAGTTGGAACAGGATCACCTACAAATTTAACATTTAATAATACTACTATAGAAACGGCACATACATCATATGGAAGTGGCCCTTATCAAAGTTTATCAGCAGCACAATTTGGTGGTGGTCCATCAATGACTTTTGAGTATAACGGAGGTAGTGAAGGTGTAATGCCTGCGTATGGTAGTCGTGTATATACTAGTTGGATTCCGGCAAATTATCCAAATGTATTTAGTGGTGAATTAACTAGTTATAGATGGTATGTAGATGAAGAAAGTAATGTATTTTATTACTATAACGGAACATCAGCTCCATAAAAAAATTTAAAAAATAAAACATGGCAATAATTAATAGCTATCCATTAGCTACCCCCGAAACAACAGACTTAGTATTAGGTACTAAAAAAGGTAGTAACGGTAGAAATCAAACTAAAAGTTTTTCTGTAGCAAGCCTTCAAGCAATAACAGCCGGTGTAACTTCTATAACATCAAGTACGCCTACAACTATAACAATTGGGGGCACTTCTCAAATACCATCTATTGGTACTATAACTGGCACAGTGCAAGATAACGGTACAGCTTTAGCAACGGGAGATCAAATATATGATTTTGTAACAGGTAAAATTACAGGTACAATAAATACAGTACCTATATGGACAACTACAACTTCATTTGGTGATTCATTAATAAGTCAGGCAAACAATGGAGTTGTTATTAATGGTAATAGTACAGACGGTAAATTAACACTTAATTGTTCTGCTGGTACTCACGGAGTAACCATACAAAGCCCAGCACATTCAGCTGGAGCTACATATACTTTAATATTGCCAACAACGACAGGTAGTGCAGGACAGGTGCTTACTTCAGGTGGAGGGGCCACGGATCAATTAACTTGGTCAACAAATGGAAATGTTGGCGGAACAGGTACTCAAAATAAATTAGCTAAATGGAATAATTCTACCACGCTTGCTGACTCTAATATAGAAGATACAGGCACATTGGTAACTATATCTAGCGCGACTAAAGTAACAGGTGACTTAGAACTTGATGCAGACTTAATAGATATTAACGGAGCAACCGGTACAGCTGGTCAATTATTATCATCATTAGGTACTGGTAATGGTGTTGATTGGGTAGATGCACCAGTTAGTGGCGTTACAAGTTTAGATACAACTGATACAAATTTATTAACTATAACCGGTACAGGAGCAGGGCCATATACAGGAGCTGTTGTAGCTACTCCTAATACTGCAGCCGTATCATCAGCTTCAAATAATTTAGCAACAGGTGCGCAAATTCAAACAGCAATTAATGCAGCACTTGCTGGAGCAGTTACATTTAAAGGAACGTTTAATGCTAATACTGGTCAAATAACCGGTGGTAGCAACTATATATATAATCCAGGTGCTAGTTCAAATACTATAGCAATAGCCATAGGGGATATGTATATTGTTAGTACAGGTGGTAATTTTTATGGTAATGCAGCAACACCATTAAATGTAGGAGATGAAGTTATAGCCGTATCTGCAGCTGGTATAGGTGCATCGGCTGAAAGTGATTGGAATGCGGTACCGTCAGCAGGCGGTGGTGTAACAGATGTTACTTCAGGTAATACCACTGCAATAGGTATAACACCAACAACAGGTAGTGTTGTAGTTACTTCAAATGCTTATGCTGGAGGTGCTAATGTAGGTCATGTACCATCTGGAGGAAGTGCAGGTAAATATTTAGATGGTGCATCAGGTGCTTGGACAACTTTACCAGCAGGAGATACATATACATTACAAGCCGGGGCTAAAGTATCTACTAGTGTCCCTTTGCAATTAGATGCAGCAGCAGGTACAGATTCAGTTGTTAATTTAAAAGAAGGTACTAATATAACTTTAACACAAAATAGTGCTACTGAAATTGAAATAGCTGCCGCAGGGGGTAGTAGCTTACCAACTAAAACAGTTGATCAAACAACAATAGCAAATGCTACTACAGGAACAATAAATTTAAGTGTTACCCCATCTTCCGAAAATTATACTGATATGTATGTTTCCGGGGTATATCAAAATAAATCTACATACACTTTATCAAGTAATACAATAACATTAGACGGAGGGGCATATTTTCCAAACGGTGCTATTGTAGAAGTAGTTTCAACAACATAATATGTCAATAACAAAAGTAAGAGCTTCTAGTATAGATCTCACAACTGATACAACACAGTTGAGTATAGCTAAAGGCACTACTGCTCAAAGGCCAAGTGGTAGTATAAGCTCTTTATCTGTTGAATATTTAATTGTTGCTGGCGGTGGAGGAGGCGGTGGCTTTGGAGGCGGTGGTGGCGCAGGCGGCTTACTTACTAATACAATTACGATGCCATCCTTAACTGATATAGGTATAACTATAGGTACAGGTGGTGCTGGTGATCCTGCAGGCTCTCCATATACAAATGGCACAAATGGAAATAATTCTTCAATAATAGCTACTGGTATAAATACTATTACTGCAATAGGCGGTGGTGGTGGTGGATATTTTAATAATAATGTAGGTTTAGCAGGTGGTTCTGGTGGTGGCGGTGGTGCTGCTACAGGTTTAGGAACAGGGGCTGTTGGCCCTAACGGTGGAGCTGGAACTACAGGGCAAGGCAACGCTGGCGGTAAAGCTGGTGGCCAATTAGGTTCTTCTCCATATTACTATGAAGGCGGCGGTGGTGGCGGAGGTGCCGGTGCTGTAGGCGGTAATGGTTATGGAAATACTTATGGCCAAGGAGGCAGCGGTGGTGATGGTATACAATCAAGTATAACCGGAGTAGCAACATATTATGCCGGAGGCGGTGGAGGATATAGTGATGATAGAAATGCCGGTGTATCAACAGGTAGTCCTGGTGGACAAGGTGGAGGAGGTGCAGGTGATGCAGCAAATAATAATGGAAGTGATGCTACTAACGGATTAGGTGGCGGAGGTGGTGGCGGCGGATATAGTTATAGCCAAGGAGGTGCAGGCGGCAATGGTGTTGTAATTTTTAAAGTACCAGATAATGTATTAATTAATACTATAGCAGGTACTGCTCCTACTTTAAATCCTGATGGTGCTGTTTCAAATTATAATATATATAAATTTCTAAACAATGCAATCATACAATTTTATGATAGTAGCTTAGAAAACGGGACGATTAGGTTTAATACTGATACCGGAAAAGTTGAATTTTTTAAAGGATCATGGCATCAAGTTGTTTATGTTTAAAGATTAAAATATGGCAATAACTAAAGTTATAAACGATGCGGTTAATTTAAATCAGACTAGCGATTATTCAGGCTTAAAATTACCCGTTGGAACAACTGAACAACAAGGCCTAACTTTTAATGTAGATTACCTTATTGCTGCTGGTGGCGGCGGTGGAGGTATGGCAAATAGTGCTTCTACTATAGGCACAGGTGGCGGTGGCGGTGCAGGAGGCTTTATTACTTCTTATAATAATTCTTCTACTACTACAAATACTACAAACTTTCCAACTGGCAAGACGGCATTGGCTACATATATGTTAAACGGTAATGCTACAGATGTTTCCGGAACTTATAGTGGTACAGCAAATAGTTATGTATCTTATAACACAGGACAATATGGAGGAGGTGCAATATTTAATGGTACTAGTAGTTATATTGATTTGCCTGCCGGTTTAGCTCCGCCTATAAGGACAGCAGCTAAATTTGCCGTTTCTCTTTGGTTTAAAAGAGATGGCAATCAAATTAATTCTTACGGCGGTAGATTAATTCAGCTTTTAAATGACATTTATATAAACATAAATTTACAAACAGACAATACTGTTAAAGCCTTAGTAGTAACTTCAACCCCGAGTTATCCTGAAACAGTAACAGGAGTGGTGGCAGATAATACTTGGAATCATATAGTATTTACAGGTGATAGTAATGGCATAAAATTATATTTAAATAAGTCTTTAGCTGATAGTGATAGTTGGGATGGAACTTTTATGACTTATACTAATAGTAATTATAAATTTAATAGGATAGGTTATTCAGGTTCAAGTGTTGCATATTATACAGGAGAAATAGATCAAGTAAGAATTTATAGTGATGTTTTAGACCAAACTGACGTTGATAATATTTATAATAATGAAGCACAAATAAATTCTGGCGGTGGCACAGTTGCTGCATCTACTTTAGCATTAACAGGTGGAACTAATTATACTGTTACAGTAGGTGAAGGAGGAGCAGGTGGAGTATATGGTACATCTTATCCAACTTCAGGTAGCAATTCTGTATTTTACAATATAACAAGTACAGGCGGTGGACGTGGTGCTAGCTATGGTGCCCCTGGCCTAAATGCCGCTAGTGGAGGTTCAGGTGGTGGAGCTGCATATAGTTATTCATTAGGTGCAGGAACTGCAGGTCAAGGTTATTCTGGTGGTAATAATTTACAAAATGCTTACGGATATGGTAATGGAGGCGGCGGTGGTGCTGCTGCATTAGGTGGTGATGCTACTACTACTAATTCAGGAAGTGGAGGTATAGGTGTAATTAGTTCTATCTTAAATGCTACAAACGCAACAGCTTCATATGTTGGACAAGTTTCTGGTGGTAATATATATTATGCCGGGGGTGGTGGCGGCGGTGTAGTTTCCGGCTATGGAACAGGGCCAGGCGGATTAGGAGGCGGTGGTGCTGGTGGTATTGGTGTAAATAATAATGGAGTAAGTGGTTTATATAATACTGGCGGCGGAGGTGGTGGCGCTGGAAAAAATGCTCAAAGCGGTGGCGTATCTGCAGACGGTGGAGCAGGTGGAGCGGGTGTTGTTATACTTCGTTATGCAACAGCTGATGTAACTAGCTTTACAACTTCAGGTACTTTAATAACTCCTTCTACTACAGATACTTTAGCAAGCACTACATATCCTATAACAAATTTAGCATATTATAAATTAGATGGAGATGTTTCCGATGCGACAGGATCTTATGATGGAAATTTATCAGGATCAACAGCTTTTATTAATGGCATATATAATCAAGGTATTGAATTTAAAACAGATACATCATATATAGATACAGGAATAAGTCCTTCAACATTAGGTTCTTCATTTGCTTTATCTTGTTGGGTATATTTTAAACAAAATTCAAATACATCTGCAGGTGATTATTATGCTATTTCAGGCGCATATCAGGCAGCCAGTGGTGGCAACCAAGCGTGGATATTTTACAATTGGGGGGGAACATTAACTTTCTTTACTAATTTATCAGCAGGAGGTGGTATTTATGTCACTAGCGGTACGATTAGTTTAAATCAATGGCATCACGTTGTATTTTCTGTTGAAGATCAAACTGAAATAAATGTATATTTAGATAATGTAAAAACAACATCATCTATTTCTTCATCAGTATTATCAAATAACGTGAATTTATATTTAGGAGCTTTGGACGCTAGAGTTTCTAATAGAGGCATGCTTGGTTTAATGGATCAAGTTAGAATATTTAATACAAATTTAACTGATGCAAATGTAACTGATTTATACAATGAACATTATAGAACATTATATACTGAAGGTAGTGATACTGTATTAATATTTAATAAAGGTACAGGAAATATAAATTTTACTCAAGCAGGTTCTGGACCACCAGTTGGATCAATTAGAACAAATACAGATTTATCGCCGGGCAGTGCAAATAGTGGATTAGAGGTTTTTAACGGTACAGAATTTAAAACATTTTCCGCAACACTTAGTTAATTATGGCAAATACAAATATAAATAGAGCTTCGATATTAAACTTAGATTCATCAACATCAGGAACTGTATTAGCAAAAGGTACAACAGCTGAAAGACCATCTTCATCAATACCAGATGGTGCGTTTAGATTTAATACAACTTTAAATAAGCTTGAATATTATGATGGTAGTAATTGGTATACAGTAGATGATGAAGCTGCTGCTGGCTCAACAATTACAGCTTTAAATAATTTTGATACTAAATTATATAGTGGCAACAATAGTCAACAATCTATAGGCGGTTATATAAAAGGTGCAGGTGGTTTTAATGGAAGTAGTAGTATAATAGCATTACCATCTTCATCTCCTTTTGGCGATAATGATACAATAAAAGCTATTAGTGCTTGGGTTAAATTAAACACAACTACATCAAAAGGAATTGTTTATACTGTTTCTTCTAGTACTAATTTGAATGATTATTTTACAATGCAAGTTAGAGGTGATTCAAATTTAGTATATATTGCTTCAAGAAATGGTTCTACTTCAAACTCTTTTTTAACATCTGTTAGTATAACTCCTGATACAAATTGGCACCATTACGTTTTTCAACTTGGTAGTTCAAGTCGAGAAATTTATATTGATGGTGTTCAACAATCTGTAACAGACACAAATAATGGTTCTGCAACGAGTACGTCTTGGATTTCTTATCCATCATATGACAATACAATTCATTCTGATATAGGTATAGGAAGAAGAAGTAGTGCTTATTACTCTGCTATGTCTTTAGATCAAGTAAGAATATATAATTCAGCATTAAGTGCTACAAATATAACAGATCTTTATAACGAAACAGCTTCAACTGCAACTACCGCTGCATACCCATCTGGAAAAACAGCAACAGCAACTTATACAATGGATACTAGTGTTAATGGTCTTTTAACTACTACAGATTTAAGTACAGTTAATTACCCTTCAGGCGCAGGTTGTATTGCACTATATGAAATGAATAATACGGCAAATGATACTAGTGGAACATATGACGGCACACCAACTAGTATTACTTATGAATCAGGTTGTTTTGATCAGGCTGCGGTATTCAATGGTAGTAGCAGTGAAATAACCGCTAGTAGCTTTGCATCTTTAAGTCAAGTTGGTATATCTATGTGGGTTAATATGCCTGATATATCACAACAAGCAGGTTTAATTGCAAGATATGGTACTAATAGAGAGTTTGCAATTTATATGTATGGAGGTACTTTAACTGCATCAATTTATTATAATGGAAATAACGGTAATGCAACACAAGTTACTGCAAGTACATATATGTCTAATAATACTTGGCATCATATCGCATATACAGCTAATGGTTCTACAGCACCAAAACTATATATTGATGGTACAGAAGTAGGCACACCACAATATACAGATCCGGCAAAGTGTGCTTATTACACATCTTCTGAGCCTTTAGATATTGGACACTTTGCGGGTATTTCTTCTTATAATTATGAAGGCTTAATAGACCAGGTAAGAATATTTAACACAGCACTTAGCGCTTCAAATGTTACAACTTTAGCTAGAGGTATTGCTACATCATACAGTGGTGCTAATAATAATGTAACCTTTAATGGCTTTTTAAATTTTCAACCAGATTTGGTTTGGATTAAAGTTAGAAGTGCGGCTGGTTACAATCATAATTTATATGATACAATTAGAGGTGCTACATATAGGCTTATGAGTAATTTACCTAATGCTCAAGATGCAAATGGAAAACTAACATCTTTTGATTCTTATGGATTTTCTTTAAGCGCAGGGGGAGATGCAAATCCAAGTCAAGACATGGTTTCATGGAATTGGAAAGCAGGAGGCGCTGCGGTTTCTAATAATAATGGAACTTTAACAAGCACCGTTAATGTTAATCAAGGTGCTGGATTTAGTATTGTAAAATATACAAGTACCGGCACAAATGGTTCTACCGTAGGTCATGGGCTTTCTTCGGCTCCTGACATTGTATTTTTTAAATGCATATCAAATACAAGTACAAATTGGATTACAAGTATAACAAATATTATTTCTAATAAATATTTGTATCTTAATAATGACGGTTTAGGAGGTACTGGTGGATTTTCAATAGACGGAACAAATATAACTCTTAATAATACTTACGGCGATGCTAATACTAACACCCGTACTTATGTAGCATATTGTTGGCATTCAGTCTCTGGATATAGTAAAATAGGAACTTATTCTGGAAATGGAAATGCAACTGGACCAATAGTATATACAACTGATAACGGTACATCAGGTGGTAGTAATGGTTTTGAGCCATCTTGGCTTATGATTAAAAGAACAGATGCAACAGGTGAATGGAATATTTTTGATAATAAAAGAGACACTAGTGATCCAAGAAACGTAACTTTATGGGCACAATCTGATGATAGTGAATCAACAGCATCTCAGGGTTATATTTACGATGTAGATTTTTTAGCTAATGGTTTTCAAATTAAAAACACTTATAGTCCTTTTAACAATTCTTCTGGTACTTATTTATATATGACATTTGCGTAAAATTAAAAAAAACAAATATGAACTTACCTAAAAATGGGGTAGCCCGAGACATTCGCCATTTTTTTGGCAGCCTTTTGGTGTTTGGTATGATAGTATGTATTATGTATTATTTAACACAATATGAAATACCTAATTCTAACAGAGATTTATTAACTACTCTTGTAGGTATGCTAGCGGCATCACTTGCAATGATTATAGCGGCAATTACAGGATCTAAACCTAATGAATTAGAAGAAGCTAAAAAAAATATATCTTCATTGCAAATGAAAATAGATATGTTAGTAACACAAAAAGATTCTTTAGAAAATATGGTTATTAAACTGCAAGATGATATGATAGATCGATTACTTTTGAATAAAGCTTTAGAAGTAGATAATAAAAAATGTATTTGCGGTGAAAATAGCTGTAGTTGTAAAGGAGAATAAAACCAAGTAATTATAAAATAAACCTTTATATTAATTTAAAACCAAAACCAATGACACTATTTTATCAGACTCATTCTTGGTCTAGTCAACCAAAAATTTCCAGTGAAACCCTAAAGCTTTGGAAACATATAGTAGAAAAAGCAAATTGGCGTATCACCCAATTACCAAATGGTTTTTACCAAACTGAATACCAAGATATTATAAATGAAGATACTTGGCATGATGTAACCCGAAGAGAAACTATAGAAGGCGCAGAGCAGGCTATAGAATCTTCTATTGAACATTATAATAAAAAATTAGAATTTTTAAACGGGCCTAAAGTCGTAAAAACTTTTAACTAAATATTTTATAACTTTAATTTAATTTAATTTAATTATGACAGACGCAATAGTCAAAGATCTTAGCTTTGGAGATGAAGCTAAAAAGAAAATATTTAAAGGTATTGATAAACTCACAAAAGCCGTTAGTTCTACATTAGGAGCTAGCGGCAAACGTGTAATTTTAGAAGACAATACTGGTAATCCTATAATAACAAAAGATGGTGTTACCGTTGCTGATTCTATAATACTTTTAGATCCAGTAGAAAATATAGGGGCAAAACTTATTAAAGAAGCCGCTAAAAAAACAGTTAAAGAAGCAGGAGACGGAACAACTACAGCTACTGTATTAGCATATTCTATTCTTCACCATGCTGGTAATGAGTTAAACAACTTAGGGCCAAGAAAATTAAAAGAGGGTATAGATAGCGCTGTAGAAAAAGTAATAAATTATTTAGAAAAATCTTCAGTTAAAGTTAGAGGAAAAATGATAGACCAAGTAGCGGGTATATCTACAAATAATGATACTATTTTAGGAAATATAATCGCAGACGCTTATAGATCAGTTGATGAAACGGGTGTAGTTATTATGGAAACTACAGAAAATTCTGAAACTACCTCAGAACTAATAGACGGTATCCAATATGCAAAAGGATTAACTAATTCAAATTTTATAACTAGAAAAGATACAAGAGTAGCGGAGCTAGAAAATCCTTTAGTTTTAATTGTAGAATCTCCAATTGAAAATATTAGAAAAATTCAATCAGTATTAGAGTTTGTTATAAAAAATAATAAATCATTATTAATTATTGCTGATGTTGATCCTAAGGTTATTTCTACTTTAGCGATGAATAAAATGAAAGGTAATATTAAAATAAATATTATTAATGCACCTACTTACGGGGTATCAAAAAAAGACATGTTAAGCGATCTGGCTTTACTAACTAAAGCTACAATAGTTAATGAAGATTTAGGTGATGATATGGATTTGATTCAACCTGATTTTTTAGGGCATTGTGTAAAATCAATAACTACTGATACAGAAACAGTTATTAAAGTAGCCGAAATAGAAGATAGCGTAAAAAGCATTATTGAAAATGTTAAATCTGAAATAAGCAATACTAAAAATACTGCAGAAATACAAAGATTAGAAAAACGATTAGCCAGATTATCGGCTAAAATAGCTACAGTTAAAGTTGGAGCAGAAACAAGTATTGAACTTCAAGAAAAAGCTGACAGAGTAGAAGATGCAATATTTGCTACTAAAGCAGCTATTAAAGAAGGTATAGTGCCAGGCGGAGGAGTTGCTTTATTAAATGCGGCTCAAAATATAATACCTTTAAATGAAGCAGAAAATATATTATTAGAAGCAATTAAATCTCCATATAATACAATTTTAGAAAACGCTAATTTGCCTTTAAATTATAATAATAAAAAAGGGTGGGGAGTAGATGTAATTACAGGAGAAAAAAAGAATATGACTAATTCAGGAATTATTGACCCATTATTAGTTACTAAAACTGCTTTAAAAAATGCCGCCTCTGTAGCCACCACTATTTTATCAACTGATTGTGTAATTAATAATTTAAGAACTAATGAAAGCGGTGGGTAAAAATTTAATTATACAAAAAGAAAAACAAGGGGTTTCAAAAACCAAAGGCGGATTACTTTTAACTGAAAATAATAGAGAAGACTTAAGATATAATAAAGCAAAAGTAATTTCTACAGGCAGTGAAGTAAAAGGCGTTCAAAAAAATGATAATATTTTTTATGACAAGCATGCGGGACATGATGTTGAATATGAAAAAGAAATATTTCAAGTTATACAAGTTCAAGATGTTGTTATTGTTTTATGAGACAACTAACACCTGAGCAGTTAAAAAAATTAAATTTATTTAAACATTATCGCATTATAAGAAAATGGGCAAGTAGAAATAATAATTTAAAAGAACCGGATTTAGAACTATTAATTTATTTAGATTGTATTGAATTATTTAGTAAAATAGATTTTAAAGAAGGAACTTATTCTTATAGTTGGGATAATAGAAGATGGAATAAATTATTAAAATATGGCTGGATTAAAATTTGGCGCGAAAGAAATAGAACTACACAAAAATATAATATATATAGTTTAACTTTTAAATCTAAAAGATTAATAAATACTATTTATAAAATTATATTAGGGGAAATAGATATACCTATTAGTACTAGAAGAAATAAAATTATGTTGGGTAAAACATATACAGAAAAAGTTTTACAAAAATCAATACATAATGTAAATAAAGATAAATATAGATAAAATGAGAAAAAAAACACCAGCAGTTATTAAAGCAGAAGAAGGAGTTGTCGGAGCAGAAGCACTATGGAGCGGTCCATTATCTACACAAGGATTCCCTATGGCCCCTGGGTCAAGCTCAGGTATAAAAGGAATGCAAATAAAAAAAGCTCCTACAATGTATAAAGCCGGCCCTATTACTCAAATAGCAAAATCTGTAAGGGGCGAATAAAATGAATTTAGCAGACCTAAAATTATATACTATAAATTCAGTAACATTAGGAGTTACTATGATGGATATTGAGTGGTGGTTAAAAATTATACTTTTATTAGTTACTATTGGTTATACAGTGACTAAATGGTGGAATATTAAAAAATAAAAAATGGCTTACGTGCAATCTAACTCACCCTTTTTAAAAAAAGGAGACGCACCATCACGTAAAAAATCTTTAGGCTATTATAATAAAGCTAAAGATTCAGGCACAGGGGCGGCTGCCGGGGGCGGTATGTCCGAAAAAGGCGTAAAAAAATATAGAAGAGATAATCCAGGTAGCAAACTTAAAACAGCAGTAACTACCGACCCTAAAAAATTAAAAAGGGGAAGTAAAGCTTGGAAAAGAAGAAAATCTTTTTGTGCAAGATCAAAGGGGTGGAAATCAAAAAGAGGTAGAGCAGCGAGACGTCGTTGGAACTGCTAAATATTAATTAGTTAACTAAATAAACATATAATGGACGCGACAAAGTACAATTTAAAAGAAGCCTTCGATAAGAAGCTTACAGGTAAAGCAAGATTGCATTATCTAGAAAATTATGAACACGATATGTACACCCGCAAAGGACATTCTGGTGAGTATACAGGCAACCATCCTAAATATTCAAGAGGAGTATCAATGATGGGAAATCCTATGAACCCAATAAAAGCTATGGATGATGATTTAAAATTTATGCCAGTAGAAGATATAGCGGGACAAGGTACCGAAGGTGTAAATATGAAAAGCAATCCTATATTTCTTAAAGAAAAAGAAAATACTAAAAAACAAACGGTTGGTGGAAAAAGAAAATTAGGAACAGAGGGTATGACTTTTGAAGAAAAAATGAAATTTTATGAAAAACAAAAAGTAGGCTCAAAATCAAAACCAAATCCTAAAATTAAAATGGGTATTGGCACAAGCACAAGTAGCATAAGAATGGGCCATGAATCACCCACCAAAAAGGCAAAATATGGCGGTAATAAAGGTGATTTAAGCAGATCTCGTAGAGATTTTGAAGGCCCAAGTATGATGAAAACTCCTGCTAAAATGGGACATAAGTCACCTACTAAAATGGGTCACAAGTCTCCAGCTAAAATGGGGCATAAAAGTCCTGCTAAGATGGGGCATAAGTCTCCAGCTAAAATGAAAGGTAAAGTTACCTTTGGAAGAAAAAATTAACCATAAACATAAACATTAACATAAACACAAACAACAACAATCATGGCAAAATTTATCAAAATTAAAAAAGAAAACTTTGCATCAAGTTTAAACTATACAGCTGATATGCTTATAGGAGTAGATAGCATTGCATTAGTTAAAAAAGGAACAAACAGTGCAATTAATTCAGATGCTGCAACAATCTTTTTTCAAGATGCAAGCTCTTATATTACTTTTACAGATACAGCTAAAGGTGTAGACATTGCAACCGGCATTAATAGTGCTCTTACAGCTAACCCAGGAGGAGTGGTCGCTACAGTAGCGCTTGCTTCTGATGTAGAAATTACAGCAATTACAGTAGCTTAATTATGAAATCTATTGGTCTTGGTGATGACATACATAAATTTACTACTAAGACTGGTATTAAGTCAATAGTAGACAGAGTCAGCGAGGGATTAAATATCCCTTGCGGCTGTGCTGCTAGACAAGAATGGTTTAATAAAAAATTTCCTTATAAATAAAATGGGATTTAAACTACCGCCGCCTCCTTATAAAAAATTAGGAGTACCTATTTATCTTCAAGATTTAGGAGATGATACATTAGGTAAAGCTAATAATAATGAAACTATTTTAATTAATAGTAAATTAGATCCATCAGAAAGAGGTAGTGTTATTAAACATGAAATGGTACATATAGACCAATTTCGTAGAGGTGATTTAGATTATGATGGAAAAAATGTATATTGGAAAGGAAAAGTATATCCAAGAAATAAAATGAAAGAAGGTGCTAAAAATTTACCTTGGGAAAAAGAAGCATATAATGTATAATTAAATGTTAAAATTTATATTAGGACTTTTAAAAGGCGGAAACGGCCGTAAGTCTGCAGCGGGCAATTTAGCCTGGGAAATAAGAGAAGCTATTAAGGGGAAAGAATTAGATCCTAACGAGCTTATATCTATTCAAACAAAAATAAATGAAATTGAAGCTGGGCATAGAACAGTTTTTGTCGCGGGCTGGAGACCCTTCATAGGGTGGGTATGCGGAGTAGCATTAGCTTATAATTTTGTTATAAGAGATTTATTTATTTGGATTACAAAAACAGCAGATGCTCCCCCTGCTTTACAAATGGAGCATTTAATGACCGTATTACTAGGGATGCTAGGCTTAGGCGGATTAAGAACATTTGAAAAAGTAAAAGATAAAACAAAATAAAATGGGAAGTTATCAAAATAATTTTAGTGATTTTGCAGTTAGTGCAATAGATATGTTGGCACAAAAAACTTTAAAAGCACAGAACTTAAGTAATTTAAGTTCAAATAATACAGCCAATATAGCTGCCAATGGAGTGGCAATTGCATATGCATCAGGCGGAACATATACAGGATCTGCTAGCAGCGCACAATATACCGGAGCTAAATTTGAAATTACAGCCGATGGAGCTGGGGCAGTTGCTTCTATAAAAGTAATAGATCAAGGCCCTAACGTAGGTGCCGCAACTGAAACAATTATATTTGATGCAGCTTCGCTTAATTTAGCTTATGGAGTAAGTAATATAACAGGATCCGTAACAGCTACTTTAGCGGGTAGCGATTTAGAAGTGCCTAGTGGAGTTTTTAATGGAAGACTTCCTTCTGTTTATGTAGGATCTAATGGCAATCTTAAAGTAACATTAGCAGAGGATACTAATCCTATAACGCTAACGGGATTAACGGCAAATACATTTGTGCCTGTAACATGCAAGCAAATATTTAATACCGACGCGGCTACTACGGTAACTAATTTAGTAGCACTATTTTAAAACAATTACTAATTTAAATTTAATTAAATGAAAAACGTAGAAAAAAAAATTACAGAAGATGAACTTAAAAAAATTAAAGATCATCAACTTACAATGAACAATGTTTTGCGAGATATAGGAAATGTTGAAAACCAAAAACACCTTTTATTGCATGATTATGCGGGGCTAATAAAAGATAACGAAGACCATAAAAAAGAATTAGAAGAAAAATACGGTGCGGTAAGCATTGATCTTGAAACAGGCGTATATAAACCTGTTGAACAAGAAAATAAAACAGAAAATAAAAAAGATGTCTAGTATTATAAGAAAAATCAGTATTGGTTCTGACTATAAAAATGATGCTATGCATTACTCCTTAGGACAAGAGGTCTACGGGGGTCATAAAATAGCTTACATCATATTTGACGATTCTGATAATTCTTATAATATTCATATTAAAAAAAATAAAGAAGTATTACCATGGAAAAAATTTAATAGCAATATGGCCGTTTCCGTAGAATACAATTTAGAATATGAATAGCATTTATGATTTTATTGTTGAGCCAATAGGTGAAAGATATAATAATAAAAAAGCTATAGGTAAAAAATCTTTAATTTTAAATACAAGTATTGAATCATTTAAATTTATTAATAAACAAGCTAAAGTAATTGCTATTCCTCTAGCATATAAAACTCCAATAAATGTAGGAGATAAAATAATAATTCATCATAATGTTTTTAGACGTTATTATGATATAAGAGGACAAGAAAAAAATAGCAGTAAGTATTTAAATGAAGATCAATATTTTTGTCAAATAGACCAAATTTATTTATATAACAATAATAATAAATGGCATACTTTTGGCGATAGATGTTTTGTTAAACCTTTAGTAAATAAAGACAATTTAAAGCTTCAAAAATTACAAGATCATATTGGTATATTAAAATATGACAATAGCTCTTTAAACAAGCTTAAAATTAAGACTGGAGACTGTGTGGGATTTACACCTAATTCAGAATTTGAATTTTTAATTGAAAATGAGTTTTTATATTGTATGAAATCTAATGATATTGTAATTAAATATGAACACCAAAAAAACAAAACTGAATATAATCCAAGCTGGGCAGAAAGCGGTTGAGGAATTAATTAAAGTTGCAGAAGAAGAAATTATAGTAAATGATGCTTCAGAAGATTTGGCTGCGGATAGACTTAAAAATGCAGCAGCAACTAAAAAATTAGCAATTTTTGATGCTTTTGAAATATTAACAAGAATTGAAACTGAAAAAAATTTATTAGAAGAAATAACATCTAATAAATCAAAATTTGGAGGGTTTGCTGAAAAAAGAGCTAAATAATGTATAAGCAGAATTTATATAAAATATTAGATAATTATATTAAGCCTAATATTTTAAAAAAATATAATAAAACTAAAAAGTGGCTATACGGGTATAATAAAGAACATGATATTGTTATTATTAGCAAAACAGGCCAAATAGGTGAAATTTATGAAATAGAAAATTTAAAAATTGCACTGCCTTTAACAACAACAGTTTATAAAAGATCTAATAAAATAAAAGAACAATATTGGGAAAAATTAGAATATCCTAAATCTTTACAAAAAATTAAAACTGTATTTGATTGGAATAATTATCCTGATAGCTTTAAAGAGCAATGGTACGATTATATTGATAATGAATTTAAACGACGAGATGAGGGATTTGTCTTTTTTAATAATGGAAAAGCTACTTATATTACTGGTTCTCATTATATGTACTTGCAGTGGACTAAAATTGACGTTGGTGCTGCTGAATTTCGCGAGTCCAACCGTTTATTCTACATATTTTGGGAAGCTTGCAAAGCCGATTCCAGATGTTATGGTATCTGCTACCTCAAAAATAGACGGTCTGGATTTAGTTTCATGGCGTCGTCCGAACTTGTTAACCAAGCAACCGTATCAAGTGATTCCCGATTCGGGATACTTTCAAAGACAGGGGCTGACGCTAAAAAAATGTTCACGGACAAAGTTGTCCCAATCAGTGTTAATTACCCCTTCTTTTTCAAGCCCGTGCAAGACGGAATGGATCGCCCCAAAACAGAGCTTGCTTACCGAGTTCCCGCCTCCAAATTAACTCGGCGCAAGATAGAAATAGGCGAACAGTTACAAGATATTGACGGGCTTGATACTACTATTGATTGGAAAAATACTGGGGACAATTCATATGATGGGGAAAAATTAAAATTGTTAGCTCATGACGAATCCGGTAAATGGGAAAAGCCAGATAATATAATTAATAATTGGAGAGTTACAAAAACAACATTAAGACTAGGGAGTAGAATAGTTGGAAAATGTATGATGGGTTCAACTTCTAATAGTTTAGATAAAGGAGGCTCTAATTTTAAAAAAATATATGATAATTCAAATGTCCGAAACCGAAATCGTAATGGCCAGACTCGCTCGGGATTATATTCTTTGTTCATTCCTATGGAATGGAATTACGAGGGATTCATTAATTTGTATGGATTACCTGTCTTCGATACCCCTATTAGACCTGTCAGAAGCATCGACGGAAGTATTATTGAGGTAGGGGTAATTGATCATTGGATTAATGAAGTTGATGGTTTAAAAGCAGATCAAGATGCTTTAAATGAGTTTTATAGGCAATTTCCTAGAACTACTCAACATGCGTTTAGAGATGAAACTAAAGAATCCTTATTTAATCTAACAAAAATTTATGAGCAGATTGATTATATTGAAGAAACTAAAAATGATAATTTAATCTCACAAGGTAATTTTCAATGGCTAGGTGGTGTTAAAGATACTTCTGTAATGTTTGTACCTAATAATAATGGCCGATTTTTAATTAGTTGGGTGCCTCCTATGCATTTGCAAAATAAAATGATATTAAAAAATAATTTAAAATACCCAGCAAATGATCATATAGGTGCTTTCGGGTGTGATAGTTATGATATATCAGGCACAGTAGATGGAAGAGGATCTAAAGGGGCTTTGCACGGGCTAACTAAATTTACTATGGAAAATGTTCCTATAAATATGTTTTTTTTAGAATATATATCAAGGCCTGATAATACAGAAATATTTTTTGAGGATGTTTTAATGGCAATTGTTTTTTATGGCATGCCTATATTAGCTGAAAATAATAAACCGCGATTACTATATTATTTAAAACGAAGAGGTTATAGAGGGTATTCAATGAATAGACCCGATAAATTAAAAAATAAATTATCTATAACAGAAAAAGAAATAGGTGGTATTCCAAATTCAAGTGAAGATATGAAACAAGCTCATGCCGCGGCTATTGAATCTTATATAGATGAAAATATAGGTTTTAAAAATGATTCATATGGTAATATGCCTTTTTTAAGAACATTAAATGATTGGTCTAAATTTAATTTAAACAATAGAACTAAACATGATGCCTCTATAAGTTCAGGGCTTGCAATTATGGCCTGTAATAAAAATAAATACGCTCCTGTAGCTAAAAAAATTTTTAAACCTGTAAATTTAGGTATTAAAAAATATAATAATGAAGGATATACTTCAAAACTAATATAAATAAATGGTTTATACAAATTATAACAGTTCATTCCCAGATCAGGTAGTACCAGACGCAGTAAAGAACAGTTATGAATATGGGCTGCAAGTTGCGCAAGCTATTGAAAATGAATGGTTTAATCAGGATTATAGTGGAGATAGGTATTTGCAAAACTTTCAAAATTTTCATAGATTACGTTTATATGCGCGAGGTGAGCAACCAATACAAAAATATAAAGATGAATTATCTATAAATGGAGATTTATCTTATTTAAATTTAGATTGGAAAATTGTACCAATTTTACCAAAATTTGTAGATATTATAGTTAATGGCATGACTGACAAAGGTTATGAAATTAAATCTTTTGCTACAGACCCTTTCGCTTTAAAAAAACGAACCGATTTTGTTTTTAATGCAATAAGAGATATACGTAATAAAGAATTAATTGAGCAATTAAATCAAATAATGCAAACTAATTTATTCGCTAGCGCTAATATTAATGATTTACCGGAAAGCGAAGAAGAATTAGAATTATATACTCAATTAAATTATAAACAAAGTGCAGAAGTAGCTGAAGAAGAGCTAATAAATAATGTTTTTGATTATAATAAATATAATGAAATTAAAAGAAGATTAGCCTATGATTTAGCTGTTATAGGAATAGGTGCATCTAAAACAAATTTTAATTTATCTGAAGGAGTTACAGTAGATTATGTAGACCCCGCATCTATGGTTTATTCTTACACTGAAGATCCAAACTTTAATGATATTTATTATGTTGGCGAAGTTAAAAATTTAAGTATATCTGAAGTAAAAAGATTATTCCCTGAGCTTACTGATTCAGAATTAAAAGAAATACAAAAATATAAAGGGCCGGCTAGTTACAGTAATTATGTAAAAAATTATGGTGGACAAGATGACTATAATTTAATTCCTATATTATTTTTTGAATATAAAACATATACTAATCAAGTTTTTAAAATTAAAAAAACTGATCAGGGATTAGAAAAAACCATAGAAAAAGATGATACTTTTAATCCACCAGAAAATGAAAACTTTAATAAAGTAGCGAGGAGTATTGAAGTCCTATATACAGGTGCAAAGGTTTTAGGCATGAGCAAAGTTATTAAATGGCAATTGTCTGAAAATATGACACGACCCTACGGGGATGTTACTAAAGTTAATATGAATTATAGTATTTGTGCTCCTCGAATGTATAAAGGAAGAATTGAATCTTTAGTAAGCCGTATTACTAGTTTTGCGGATATGATTCAATTAACTCACTTAAAATTACAACAAGTTCTCGCTAGAGTAGTTCCTGATGGGGTTTATTTAGATATGGATGGCCTTGCCGAAGTAGATTTAGGTAATGGAACAAATTATAATCCTACCGAAGCACTTAATATGTATTTTCAAACCGGTAGTATTGTCGGTAGATCTTTAACACAAGACGGTGAATTAAATAGAGGCAAAGTGCCTATACAAGAATTGCAGTCATCAAGTGGTTTAGCTAAAATTCAATCATTAATACAAACGTATCAATATTATTTACAAATGATAAGAGATACAACAGGATTAAATGAAGCAGTAGATGGTAGCACTCCTGATAAAAATGCATTAGTTGGATTACAAAAAATAGCTGCTGCAAATTCTAATACAGCTACGCGGCATGTACTAAAAGCTTTAATGTACATAACTATACGTACTGCAGAAAATATTAGTTTGCGCGTAAATGACGCTTTAAATTTTCCTTTAACAAAAGAAGCATTGCTTAATAGTATTAATACATTTAATGTAAAAACACTAGAAGAGCTAGAAGAAATTAGTTTACATGATTTTGGCATTTTTTTAGAATTAGAGCCCGATGCTGAAGAAAAAAACCAACTTGAACAAAATATTCAAATAGCTTTAAAAGCAGGAGGTATTAATTTAGAAGATGCTATTGATATTAGAGAAATTAGTAATATTAAATTAGCTAATCAATTACTAAAATTAAAGCGTAAGCAAAAAATTAAAAAAGATCAAGAAATTACACAAGCTAATATTCAAGCTCAAGCGCAAGCAAATGCCAAAGCATCTGAGGCAGCTGCTTTAGCGGAAGTTCAAAAACAACAAGCTTTAGCAGAAACTAAAGTACAAATTGAAAAAGCAAAATCAGATTTTGAAATTAATAGAATGGAGCAAGAATCATTAATTAAAAAAGAATTAATGGCCCAAGAATTTCAATATAATATACAATTAGCTCAAGCGCGAGCGCAAAATGAAACTACAAGAGAAAAAGAAATTGAAGATAGAAAAGATGAAAGAGTTCGAATACAAGGAACTCAACAATCTGAACTTATAGATCAAAGAAAAAATGATCTTTTACCTAAAAATTTTGAATCTGCAGGATTTGATAATTTAGATGGGTTTGGCTTAGAACAATTTGAGCCGAGATAATTATTAACAAATTTTATATTATTATATTATGTCAACAGAAGTGAAAGAACAAGTAAAAGAAGAAGGTACATTTAAAATTAAAAAAAAGATACCTAAAAAATTAATTGGTGAAAACCAAGTAATAAAAGTAGATTTAACAAAAAAACCAGAAAACGATGCCATTCAAGAGCAAAGCACAAATGAGGTTTCTATACGCAACGAATCCGAAACTAGCGAAGGAGTTCAAAAGCGAGACGAGCTCAAGCCAAATGAAGAACCTCCCGGAAAAAATAATAACGATGTTGAGGAAAAATTAGAATCCCCATTAGAGCTTATTGAAGATGAAAACAATAAAACTGACGAGGCACGAGTGGATTCAAGCGTTGAAGTTACCACTACCACACCGGAACAAAAAGAAATATTACAAGAAAATAAAACACAAGAATTACCAGATGGAGTAAATAAACTTTTAGAGTTTATGAAAGATACTGGCGGTTCTATACAGGACTATGCTAGATTAAATGCAGATTATAGTAATGTTGATAATAATACCTTAATTAGAGAATATTATAAACAAACTAAACCTCATTTAGATACTGAAGATGTTAATATTATATTAGAAGACTTTGACTACGATAAAGAAGTTGACGAGCCAAAAGATATAAGAAAAAAACAAATAGCATATAAAGAAGAAGTTGCAAAAGCTAAAAACTTTTTAGAGCAAACTAAAGAAAAATATTATGAAGAGATTAAGTTAAGACCTTCAGAAAATAGTGAGCAAAAAAAAGCTATAGACTTTTTTAACCGATATAAACAAGAAGAGCAAAATAAACAAAATATAAGACAAGGGTTTATTGATAAAACTAATAATTACTTTTCAAATGAATTCAAAGGTTTTGATTTTAACTTAGGAAGTAAAAAATTTAGATATGCCGTTAAAGACCCTAATAATGTAGCTCAAGCACAACAAGATTTATCTGAATTTGTTGGGACGTTTCTCAATAAAGAAGGAGTAATGGAGGATGCTGCAGGTTATCATAAAGCTGTTTATGCTGCTAGAAATGCTGATACTATAGCAAATCACTTTTACGAACAAGGAAAAACAGATGCAATTAAAGAACAAATTGCAAAAACTAAAAACCTAACAACTGAGCCTAGGCAAACAGCTTCTGGCGAAGTGTTTGTAAACGGTTTAAAAGTAAAAGCTATTAGCGGCCTTGACTCTTCAAAACTTAAAATTAAAACTAGAAAATTTAAAAATTAAAAAAAATGGCAAACGTAGCTCCCCAATTTGGGGCAATTAAACCGAGTGCTAAACAGCAAGTTCTGTCAACTAACTTTATCCAATTTACGGATAGTGGTACTGCAGCAACTTTTTCTGATTTTGCACAACAATATCTTCCTGAGATCTACGAACAAGAAGTAGAACGATATGGAAATAGAACACTTTCTGGTTTCTTACGTATGGTAGGAGCAGAAATGCCTATGACTTCTGATCAGGTTATTTGGTCAGAGCAAAATAGATTGCACGTAGCTTACAACGATGTAAGCAAAGCTGCAAATAATACAGATTTAACTTTTACATTAAATGCAACTTTAGGGCCAGATTTTGTTGATAACAACATTTCTATAAATGATACATTAGTTGTTATGAATCCGGCTACTGGAGCAGAAGTAAAAGCTTTAGTTACTAATAGTGTAGGTACTGTAGCAGGCGGTAATGCAACCGCTACAATTACTGTAGCTACTTATACTGGAGCCAATTTATCTACTACTTTAGGTTCTGCTGGTAATGTATTAGCCGGTCTTAAAATATTTGTTTATGGTTCAGAATATCGTAAAGGAACAGGGGATACTGATATTAAAAGCATTACTCCAATTTTAACTCAATTTAGCAATCAACCAATAATTATTAAAGATAGATATGAAATTAATGGTTCAGATATGGCTCAAATTGGTTGGATTGAAGTTGCTACTGAAGACGGAACTTCTGGTTACTTATGGTATTTAAAAGCTGAATCTGAAACAAGATTAAGATTTGAAGATTATTTAGAAATGGCAATGGTAGAAGGTGAAGTACCTGCTGCTGGATCTGGAGTTGCTGGTCTTGCTCCTATTAGACAAGGAACAGAAGGATTATTTTCTGCTATTAATTCAAGAGGTAATGTATTAAATAATTTTAGTGCAGCCGCTGGATTAGGAGAGTTTGATAGTATTTTGAAAAATTTAGATACTCAAGGCGCTATTGAAGAAAATATGCTTTTCTTAAATCGAAGTACTTCATTAGATATTGATGATATGCTAGCAAGTATTTCTACGGGAATGCAAGGTGGTACAGCTTTTGGATTATTTGAAAACTCAGAAGAAATGGCTTTAAATCTTGGATTTAGTGGTTTCCGTAGAGGATCATATGATTTTTATAAAACTGATTGGAAATATTTAAATGATGCATCTACTCGTGGAGCTGTAGCAGTTTCGTCAATAGACGGGGTTCTTATTCCCGCTGGTACATCAACTGTATATGATCAAATATTAGGGTCTAATATAAGAAGGCCTTTCTTACACGTTCGATACAGAGCTTCTCAAACAGAAGATAGACGTATGAAATCTTGGATAACAGGTTCTGCTGGGGGCGCATTTACTACAGATGTTGACTCGATGGTTGTACATTTTTTATCTGAAAGATGTTTGTGTGTACAAGGTGCTAATAACTTTGTATTATTTACATCTTCGTAGTATTTATTTAGGCGGAAGGGGGGTGAAGCTTTTACCCCCTCATGCCTTTTTTTAATTATTTAATTTTATTTTATCATGGAAAAAACAATGGCGAAGGCGCCTCAAACTAAAAAAGCAGCTAAGCCTGCAATTAAAACAGCAACACCAAAAAATAATTGGGAAATTAAAGATCGTACATATATATTGCTTAGCGATTTAAGCCCTTTAACATATACAATTTCATCAAGACATACATATAAATATCCATTGTTATGGTTTGATGAAACTACTAATCAACAAAGAGAATTAAGATATGCGACAAATCAAACTTCGCCATTTGTAGATGAACAAAAAGGTGAAGCAACTTTAGGGCATATAATATTTAGGAATGGCACATTAACGGTACCTAAAGCTCAACAAAATTTGCAAAAGTTATTATCATTATATCATCCCTTAAAAGATAAAAAATATAAAGAATTTGATCCTGTTGTTGAAGCAGTTGATGATTTAGATTATATGGAAGTAACTATAGAGGCTTTAAATGCTGCGCGTGAAATTGAAATAGATTTAGCTGAAGCAATTTTAAGAGTTGAGGTGGGATCTAAAGTAAATAAAATGAGCTCTAAAGAAATAAAAAGAGATCTTTTAATTTACGCAAAAGATAATCCAGAATTATTTTTAGAATTAGCTAATGACGAAAATGTTCAATTAAGAAATGTAGCTATAAACGCTACGGAAATGGGTATTATTAAATTATCACAAGATCAAAGATCATTTAGTATTGCTAAAACAGGACGTAAAATAATGAATGTTCCGTTTGATGAAAATCCGTATTCTGCTATGGCCGCATATTTTAAAACAGATGAAGGCGTTGATTTGTATAAAACTATACAGAAAAAATTAGGATAATACGTAATATATATAATAACTGGGCTGCATAAAGCGGCCTAGTATTATATTATAAAAAATTAATATGGCTATAAATGTAAACACTGTATATCAAACAGTGTTGACAATATTAAACAAAGAACAAAGGGGGTATATGACTCCTGATGAATTTAATAATGTTGCAACACAGGTACAATTAGAAGTATTTGAAAAATATTTTGAAGATTTAAATCAACAAATACGAGTACCTCAAACCGACATGAACTATGCGGATAGAGTCGAAAATATTGATGAAAAAATAGCTGTATTTAAAACATTTGGTAATGCAGTTTATAACGCTGCCGCGGTAACTACAGATAAATATTTTACTTTGCCTAACACCGATGCATACGGAAAATCCGTTACTTTATATCGTATAGGTGAAGTTACTTATAAAAACGAAGTGCTTGTTCAAAGACTTCAAAGAAACGACTTTTATACTTCTGAAAAGTCAAAATTAACAAAAGCAACAGAAACTTTCCCAACATATTTATTTGAGAATAATTATTTATTTGTTAGACCAACCACTATACAAAGCGATATTGAGGTAGAATATGTTCGTAAACCAGTAGATGTAGTATGGGGTTTTACTGTAGGCTCTCTTGGTCAATATGTTTATAATACCGCTGTTTATAATGCGGCAACGAATACTGGTTCACAAGATTTTGAATTAGATATAAGTGAACAAACCGAAGTGATATTAAGAATATTAATGTATTCTGGTATAATTATTAAAGATCCTCAAATTGTTCAAGCAGCTGCTCAACAAGTGCAAATGGACGAAATAAATAAAAAATCATAGAATATGGCAAGCCCAGATGGTGGATTAATTCAAGAAACAAGTTCGCAATATTATGCAGGTGTACAAAGCTTTGTTGCAGATGGCACTACTAATGTATATACAACTACATTTAATACTGATTTAGTTTTTGGTAATTATGATCCTAACACCGTTGATTATGCTAAAAATAATTTTAAATTATATACTAGTCCTAATGGTATGCCAGGCACTTTTACTGAGTATACGTCGGCTTATACTGTTGTAAATAATGTAATTACAATTACAGCAGTGCCTGCCCAATATACGAACATAGTAGTTCAACTTAAAATATTAACAGGTGGTTATTATGGTAATAATGATGCGTATGGAAATGTTGTAGAAGAAAATTATGGAGGGTACGGATTTGTAAAAGTTTCCGATTTAGTAACAAACTTTTTAGTAGGATACGTAGGGGCAGGTAAATTAATAGAAAAAGTTAAACGTACGGATATTATATTTCATGTAAAGCGAGCGCTACAAGAATTTAGCTATGATACTTTACAAAGCATTCATTCACAAGAGGCGACAATACCTGATAATTTAACTTTGCCTTTGCCTCAAGACTATGTTAATTATGTAAAATTTTCTTGGATTGATACATTAGGTGTTAAGCATATTATATACCCTACAACATTAACTTCAAATCCTTATAGTTTATTGCCACAAGATTGGCAAGCAATACCGATACAAGATAACTTTGAAAATGGTTTAAATACAACTTCTATAACTGAAGAAAGATGGGGAAGTGCAAATGATAGGCTAATTACTGGTAATATTGATGTTAATAATATAAATTCAGGAGTATATCCAGGCGCTTTTTATGGCTATGGTTATGAAGGGTTTTGGGGTGAAAGATATGGCCTTAATCCTGAAACAACACAAAAAAATGGCTGGTTTACTATGAATTACCGTGAGGGTAAAGTATCTTTTTCTAGTAATTTAAGAGATCAACTTATAATATTTGAATATATATCAGATGGTTTAGCATATGATATAGATTCTAAAGTTCCTAAATTAGCTGAAGATGCAGTTTATGCTTATGTTAACCATGCGGTCCTTGCTAGTAAAAAAAATACCCCCGAATATATTGTTAGAAGATACCGTGACGAAAAAAGCGCAAAACTAAGAAATGCAAAAATTAGATTATCTAATATTAAACTAGACGAAATTGTTCAAGTAATGCGCAATAAATCTAAATGGATTAAAACTTAAATAGATGCCTGAGGTTAAAAATGCTTTTATAAAGTCAAAAATGAACCTTGACCTTGACGCAAGATTAATACCGCGTGGGGAATATAGAGAAGGTAGCAATATTCAAGTTAGTAAATCAGAAAGCGCGGACGTTGGAGCTTTAGAAAATGTTTTAGGTAATCAATTATTAGCAGATTTTAATGTATTAACAAGCACGTCAGCTAACAATCTACAAATAATAGGTCAATTTACTAATACTAATGACGATACTATATATATATTTTTAACTGATTATACTGATCCGAATTATTTAACAGATATTACTTTTAGTTCTACCGCTAAAAATTATATATATTCATATAATGTAGCTACGGCCGCATCTACAATTTTAGTTTCTGGTAGTTTTTTAAATTTTTCAACTACTAATTTAATTACCGGTGTAAATTTAATTGAAGAATTATTATTTTTTACTGATAACAGAAATCAACCTCGTAAAATAAATGTAAGACTTGCAACTGAAAATGTTAATTATTATACAAATGAAGATCAAATTTCTGTTGCAAAATATGCACCATACCAACCTATAAATTTATATAAACAAACAACAACGACTGATTTATCTGGATATGAAACTACAATGTATGATGTTGTTAGCCCTACTTTAGCTGATAATACTACACAAAATCCTTATTTTCAAGGAACACCAAATCCTTATAACTCAACGTATCCAGGGGACCCAGATTATTTAGAAGATAAATTTGTAAGGTTTAGTTATAGATTTAGATTTGATGATAATGAATATTCCCTTTTTGCCCCTTTTACACAAGCAGCATATATTCCTAAACAAGACGGTTTCTTTTTAGATGGCGATGAAGATAAAGCCTATAGAAGTACTATAGTTGAATATATGGAAAATAAAGTAAATGAAATTAAATTACAAATTCCATTACCTTTAGATAACAGTAATAACCCGGTTACTGGTAATAATCTTTTTTCTTATTTTAAAATAAAAGAAATAGATATTTTATATAAAGAAGACGGATCTCAAAACGTTCAGGTATTAAATACAATAGAACAATCTGATTTTGGGACTGCAAGTATTATTGAGTTTACTTATCAAGCTACTAAGCCTTATAAAACATTACCTGAAGCTGAAATAATAAGAGTATATGATAAAGTACCAGTAAGAGCTTTATCGCAAGAAATAATTTCTAATAGAGTAGTTTATGGAAATTTTCAAGATAAACACACACCTCCTACAAACTTAAATTACAATGTAGGTGTAAGCCAAAAATCAACATTTGCATTGCCTTCTCCGGCAAATCCAACAGGCTATACAGGCATTACAGAATATCCTAATAGCACTGTTAAACAAAATAGAAATTATCAAGCAGGTATTGTTTTAAGTGATAGATACGGCAGATCTTCAACAGTAATACTTTCTAATAGCCAAATACAAAATGTAATCGGTAATGATGCATTTGATGCTGCTACAATATATCATAACTATAGAACAAGTGCTGAATCGTCTTCATTACCTATTTCTACTTTAAGTGGAGATTCAATTAAATTACTATTTAATGACCAAATTACAAGTAATCGTACACTAAGTTCGGGCGCTCCAGGTTTATATAATGGTGACGCGGGAAGCGCAGATTATAATCCTTTAGGTTGGTATTCTTTTAAAGTTGTTATTAAACAAACTGAACAAGAATATTATAATGTTTACTTGCCAAGTATTATGCAAAACTATCCTAATGGGGTTACTGCGGATGATCCAGTAGGTACGATAGGGTTTATTACATTAATAAATGATAATATAAATAAAATTCCTAGAGATTTAGTTGAAGTAGGGCCCGATCAAAAACAATTTAGAAGTAGTGTTGAAATATTTGGAAGAGTAACACCAGAGTTTACAAGTACTACAGCACCGTCGTATAATGAAGCTTTTTATCCTAATACTTCAACTGTTACAAGTATACCTAATACTGTAATAGCTATTGCAGATCAATCAGATATGTTTGGTAGTGCTGCAACGGGTATAACAGACTTATATGAAACAAAAAGTAATCCTTTAGTAGCTAGATTTTCTCAAATTACAGGAAATTTAATAGGCGGTTCAGGCGCTTCAGGTACATATACATATAAATTAGGAGTGTTTGAAACAACACCGGTTGAATCATTGTTAAATATATATTTTGAAACTTCTACTACAGGATTGATTTCATCATTAAACAACGCAATATTAACAGGTAATACAGGACTAGCTACAGGCCTTTTTAATTATACTTTTTCTTTGAATGAAGGTATGACTTTAAGCTCAACAGAAACTATTGTTGCAAATCAATTTGCAGTACAATCAGCAGCTTCTGCAGCTAATAATGATAGCCCGGTGCAAACCTCTAATTTAACTATTGTTAATATTACAAATGGAAATAATGAAATAATACAAGAAGGAGATAACGGGCCGTATTTTATTATGACAAAAAGTAATAATAATGGTCAAACTTTAGATAAAAATGATCCTGCAACATATGATAATTATACACTTAAAACCGCTAGACTTTTTTATTATGGTCCAAATTCAAATGTAACTGATCAATATACTTTTACTTATAATAATGATGGAGCTACTCTAACATCAACAGGTTCATTACAAAATGTAGCACCCATCATAAGCCCTAAACCTTCAACTATTTCTACGCAAGTTGGCCAAACAAGCATTAATGCATCAAATAGTTTATTTAGTGCCGTAAATGGAAGCGCAGATACTTCACCAGTAAGTGGTGCAGGAACTACAGTAAATAAGCAAGATTTAGAATTTAGTATAACTTCTCAACCAGCAGGGAATCAATTTAGCATAGATAGTGTAACAGGCGAAATAACCGTGACTGGTACTCCATCAGGGCTCAATAATTTAACAATACAAGTAAAAGACGCTGGTGAATTAACTGATTCATTTACTACAGATGTTATTTTTGGCAATGCAGCAGTAAATTCAGGGTGGGGTCGAGGTACAAATGTAGCACAAGAATCTTTATTATCTGCTGGGGGGTCGTCACTAGCCATATATTGGACAAGTGATGCAACTAATTCAGTTAATACAGGAGCTAGTGTTGCACCCATTTTAGATAGAACCATGAACGCTTATGTAGGCACTGGTAATAATACTTTAGTTTTAAGTAGCACTTTACCTACTTCAGGTAACTATATTGAAACTAAAACAATAAATACTACTTCCGGTGGTATAACTTATGAATATGCTAATAGTAATTATAACGCTATTGGTAGTGCACTAACAGCTACTCCGCAAAGTGAAGGTGGCCTTACTAGGGGTACAGCCTATGTGCTAGTAGATATATCAATAGATAACGATGCGGTTTCTGAAACTTATACTCAAGCTCTACAGGACGTAGATTTAATGAGAGTGCAATTTCCTATAACTTTACAATACAGACCAGCTGGAGCAGCCGCAGATGCGTGGGAAATAGCAAAAGATATAGAAGGTAATGAAATTAGATGGGGAAGTACCACACAAAATCGATATGCAGATTATACTCTTTACCCTATAAGTCAAAACGGGGGCCTTTCTTTCGAGGGTCGTTTGAAAGATGCAACAAATGCAGATGCAGGATTTGGGTCATTTGTAAATGATCCTAGTTCTACTAATAGTTCAAATCAAAGTGATTATCTTCAATTAAACATTGACACAATGTCTATGCACAACCAAGATGTTTTATCGACTCAAGGTAAAAAAATATTTTGTATAGGTGCAGCCGCAACAAAAGATAATGTAAAAGTATATTCTGATGAAGTAGATCGTTTTGGGGATTATAGATTAATAATACGTTATCCTTATGGAAGAAGTAACGAAAGTTTTAATCCTGCCCCTATAGTACCTGGTTGGCCGGATAGTGTATTATCTGGAGGGCAGTTACCTTCTAATACATATGCTAATGGGTCATATTTTATATATAATATTGATTGGGGTGATATGTATTATCCATATACTAGAACTAATCCTAGCATTACTTCTTATGCATATCAAGTTACTACGACTGGAGCAAATACAGCAAAAGCAGCAAGTGCTTTAGCAGTTGGTACAGGAGGAAAAGTTACAGTTTGGGCAAGAGAACCATTTTTACAATATATAACGCAATTCTATACAGATCAAGCATTAACTAATATATGGAACCCGCCAAGCTGGAGTGCTAGTACTTCTTGGAGAGGATATAATATTTTGGCTGGTCAAGATTTTTATCCACAATTTGATGGAACACAAACGTCAAATGTATCACAGTCAGGTACAAATATATTACAACAAAGTTATGGTATTGTAGGTGCTTTAACACCTTTTAGAATATGGTCTGCTAATTTTGATTCAAATGGTTTAAAATTAAAAGGCACAGCTGTACCATCTCAAATTGATCCTTAGTAATTTAAATTATAAATAAGTGATTATAAAATAAATGAGTGCAATAGTAGAAGTAAGATATTTTAACAGCTTTGTTTTAAAAAAAGTAGTTGATTCGGGTAATACACCTGTTTGGAATGGATCATATGGTATACCAAATTATAATCCAGGAGAAACTGGTGTAAGTTCTTATGGGACTATAACGCCTCAAACTAATAATGAAACGCGAAACTGGATGATTGAAGAATCGCGTATACGAGGTGGTTATAATAATACTAGTACAACATTCGGCCCAAGAGCTTATTTAGTCGAAGAAGAGCCAAGCGCTAGGTTTAGAGGCCATGCATTAATTTATTCTGGAATTTTTAATTCAACAACTGGAATTAATGAAAGTAATGTTTTTAGCGTAGGAGAAGATATAACTAAAAGTTTAGATCCCGCTAAAGGAACAATACAAAAATTATACGCAGAAGATTATTATTTAAATATATTTCAAGAAGATAAAGTAAGCCGCGCGCCTATTAATAAAAATATAATCTATAGTGCTGAGGGAAATCCAACTGTTACAACTAGTAATATGGTAATAGGTGAACCTCAAGCTTATAACGGCGAATTTGGCATCAGTCGAAACCCAGAAAGTTTTGCTCAATACGGATTCAGAAAATATTTTACTGATAAGGATAGAAATGCTGTGATGAGATTATCTAGAGATGGTTTAGAAGAAATTCAACGCTATGGAATGTATGATTTTTTTAGAGATAAGCTAAGCGGATTAGACAGCCAATACGGCTTAGGAAGAGCTTTCGGAATGTGGGATATACATACTAAACAATATGTTCTTTCATTACAACCAAATCAACCTTATACAGTTAGCCCAACAGGCGAAAATATAACAGCAGAATATTATACTACATCTTTCGATGAATCTGTTAAAGGTTGGACTAGTTTTTATAGTTATGAACCAGCTATGGGCACTAGTTTAAAAAATATTTTTTATACTTTTAATAATGGTACTAGTTCTGTTAAACAAGCACAGTTATATAGACATAATAGCGAATCAGTTAATAGGGCTAATTTTTACGGGGTACAATATAAAGCAAGTATAAAATTTATATTTAATCCAGAAATTAGTGCTTCAAAAGTTTTTAAAACTATTAATTACGAAGGAAGTAACGGCTGGCAAGTAGATAAAATTATATCAGATAAAACAGGTATTGGATCAATTGACACAGGATGGGAAACAACCTCAACGGGTCAAAATTTTGATAAATCTGATACTAATGACAGCATAGCTTTAATATATAGCTATAATGAAGGGGCGTATGATAATTTTGGAAATCAGTTTCCAGCATTAATGACTCCGCCTATAAATAGAGCAGGGTTTGATAGAAAAGAAAATAAGTATTTTGCAAATATAGTTAATAACAGTCCCGCTACCTCAGGTGAAGTTAGGTTTGGTAATCAAATAACAGGTATAAAAGGATATTTTACAACTGTAACAATATCAACTGATACCAACACAGATCCAGGAGGTATGAAAGAAATATTTGCTGTATCTTCACAATATAACGTAGCATCTTATTGATAATAAAACATGGAACAAATAATTGAAATTTTAAAACTTATATGGTACGGCCATGAAATTGAAGGGTTAATAAGGCTAGAGCCTATAAGTGCCGCAACTGGAGCTATTATAGGAGGCGCAATAAATTTATTTGGAAGTATTTTTGGTGCAAGTAAAGCTAGTAAAAGAGCTCGCCGAGCAGCTGCCGAAAGACGACGTCTTGAAAATGAATTAAAAAATTTAGAAAAAAATAGACAACCAATAATAAATCCTTATCAAAATGTTGAAGACATATCAGGAATGTTTCAAGATTTGTCAGGAATGGTAAGTAATCCATATGCAAATTTAGGTGTAGCCACTAAAGCCGCAGAAATTCAAATAGAACAAACTGATCAAGCATTAGCTAATACTCTTGACTTTCTAGCAGCTACAGGCGCAAGTGCAGGAGGAGCAACTGCATTAGCTAGAGCCGCAGCTCGAGGAAAAAGAGGTGTAGCGGCAAATATAGAACAACAAGAATTGCAAAATGAAAGATTACGTGCGCAAGGAGAAGCTAGATTAGAATTAATACAAATGCGAGAAGCTGGAAGACTTCAAGGGGCTCAAGTATCTGAAGCGTTAAGATTACAACAAGCTGACGTTGCTGCAAAAGATTTTGAATTTTCTACACGTGAAAGAAGAGAAACTGAGCAGTTAAATAGAAAACAAGCACAAATAACTAATGCGGCTCAAGCTCAAGCAAATGAAAGAGCAAATGCGGCGGCTATATTGGGTTCTGGAATTCAAGGAGTTACTAGTACTACTAATGCATATTTACAAAGCCAATACGAGCCAAATAGCCAGATGCCTCAAAACCAGGAGGTACCTTTATCAAGTCCATCGCCACCACCGTCAAGCCCTTCTAATCCGTATGCGGGTTTTACAGGAACTTTTTCTGATAGAAGATTAAAGAAAAATATTAAACTTATTGGTAAATCTAAAGAAGGAATAAATATTTATATTTTTGAATATATAGATAAAATATTTGGTAACGGAATATTTCAAGGCGCAATGGCTGATGAAGTTAATCCTAATGCTGTTTTTAAACATCCTAATGGATATAACATGATTAATTACTCTATGATTGATGTTAAATTTAAAAAATTAAACTAATGGGTGCATACGAAAATCCAAACTTCGTTGATGAAAGTAGAGCAGGTTTAGTGTGGGCTAATGTTATGAATAATATTAGTCAGCAAACTACTGATTATATACAATTTACAAAACAAAAAGATAACGAAGAAGCCGCTCGGGTACAAAAAATACTTGACGAAACAGCAGAATATGCAATTAATAGACAAAATGATGTTTATAATAATTTATATAAATTAAAAGCTAATCCACAATTATTTGAAGAAGTTAGTAAATTATTAGATGAAGAAACTAATGCTTATCTTAATATGCGTAACTCTTCTGACCCGGCTTTAAGAAAAAAATATTTAGAAAAACAAAATATATATTCTACGGGGCTGGGGAAATTATACGGTCTATTAAATGATGGCATAGAATCGAACGCTTTTTATGCTGAAACTTATGACCCTGTTTTAGCCGGCGGCCCAGGAGGTATTAGCCGCACACAACCGGGAATAGATAAATATGTTGAAGGTATGTCTGTAAGAACTGGCACAAAAGAAGGCACGCAGTCTTTAACAATGGATGAAAGTGGTAATTGGATTATTAATATTAAAGATAACAGTGGCAAAACTATAGTAAATGAGCCTGCCGAGCTATTTTTTAATTATACCCCTACACTTATAACTGACTTGCCAGCCGAAATTAAAAAAATATATGCTTCAAACGGAATATCAAACGAAGATGGATATTTGTCAGAACAATATCAATCTAAAGAAAATGAATTTATATATGGGGCTAAGGGCATTGTACAATTTAGAAAAAAAATTAATGCAGGTAAAGTAGCAACAGTTGTTGGAGGGCAACTTAATGCAAAGGTACAAGCACTTATAGAAGATCCTTTACAAGCAGAAGCAATATGGGGTGTTATAAGAACAAAAGATGATCCTGAAAAAATAAATATTGCTAAACTATTATCTGACGAAAAATTAAGAATGAAATTTTATGAAAGATTTAATTCATTTGCCGCGGAATTATTGCCCGTATCTGAAGCAAGTAAAGCTTTCGATTATCGAGATTTTAATAAAACAGGTGGTAGAGGGAGTAGTGGTGCGAGTAAAAAATTTGATCAACGTAAAATACAAATAGTTTCAGATATAGCTTCATCAGTGAAAGAAGTTATAAAACAAAAAGCAGCTTTTATACCTGAAACTCAATTTGCACCTGGAACGGTAGAATCAGTTACCGGCATGATAGTAAATCAGCCGACCTCAGAACTTGAAATTAGTGCTGTAGATGCTGCAAAAATATTAAATAGCTACGGAGTTAATAATGTAAAAGCCGATAAAGGTAAACTTTTATTCGACACAGGAAAAAGAAATAAAAATAACGAGCGAATTTTTCAGATTATAAAAGCTTTTGATAATAATAAAAATATTTATGGTGTTTTAGAAGCTTATAGATTTACTTTACCAGCTAGTGAAAAAAATGAAATAGATGATATTGCAGAATTATTACAGCTATATGTAAAACCATCTATAGACGAATTTGAAGAATATAAAGTAAAAGAAGATTAATATGCCTCTATATAAATCAAATGGTATTACTTATGATCTGCCGCCCGAGCAGGTGGCGAGATTTAAAATGTTAAACCCAGAAGCAATTTTGTTAGAAGAAAAACAAATTGTAGAAGTGGAAAAGACAAACCCTTCGCAGGAGACAAAGAGTGCGGCTGTGAAGGAAAATGTTGCACTCAAACCCGCCATTACGGATTCCATGTTGGAAGATATTTCTTTGGAATTACCAAAAAATAGTATAAGAAAAAAAGTTCGGCAACAAGATTTAGAAAGAATTAAATTAAAAAAAGATGAAGACCGCACTATAAATGATAATACAGATTATTTATCTGAATTATTAAAAGCTGGCGATTTATCGTTAGGAGAAGCAATTTTTAGTATTCCTGGATTTTTATATGGCGTTACTAAAGATTATACTCCTATAGGTATTGCAGCTCAAAAAATTAATGAGTTAATGGATTTGCCGCCTATGTGGTCAACGAAAGAATTTAATGAAAAAATTAATGCTCAACCTATAATTGAATCATTAATAGAAGAAAGAGAAGACCGTTTAAAAAAAGTACAAAATTTCCAACAACAAAGAGATTTACAAAACGATATATTAGAAAATTTAGATGGCACAGCAGAAGGATATAAAAAAGCAGCTTTAGTAACTGCAGGGCAATTAGCTCAAAGTTTGCCTACAACTGCTGCTATTATGGCCGGGGGTGTTGCTGGGCTTGGTAGGCTAGGAATGATGGCTGGCACAACAACGCTTTTAGGCGGGCCTGAAGCTAGACAACAAGCAATAGAAAATCCTGAACAATCAGAAGCTATAAATACACTAAAAGGATTAGGTATGGCAGCGGCTGAAGGCTTTTTTGAAAGTTTAATGGGGGCTGGCGCTATAGGAAATGTATATAAAGATATTATATTTAGAGAAGGCCCTGAGGTTGGTCAAAGAGTATTTAAAAATTGGTTGGTAGAATCTTATGAAACAGCTTTAAAAAAATTAGGTATTCCCGTGGCTATGGTTGGCGAAGGCACAGAAGAAGTAGCAACACAGATTACGCAAAATTTAATTAATAATAAAGACCCTTTTGAAGGTGTAAGTAATGCTTTTATATTAGGTGTTGCTGGCGGAGGTGCATATGGCGCGCCTATAAATATTGTAAAAATTAGAAACGGAATTAAAGATGCAATGGTTTTATCTAAAATTAATAAAGATTTAAAACCAACTGAATATACAAATATTAGTTATGCATTTGATCCAATAAATATTGCCGATCAAGCTCAAGTAAATATTGCACAAATTAAAGGAGCAGATAAAATATTAAATGATAAAGTTAATAGAGAAGTTTTAGGAGGTAGAATAACTAAAGCCAAAGGAGAAGAAATAAAATTAAATTTTAGAGCAACACAACAAGCGACTAGCCAAATAAAAAATATAGCTTTTAATAATGCACAAAAAGTTGAGGCTGTTGAGTTATTAAAAAGAGGTAATGCTTTAACAAATCAAATTAAAGAACAAGATAATGAAGGTCTTAATCGGCCACTAATAGGAGAATTAAAAAATATAAATGAAAGATTAAATACTTTAGCATTAGACGCTCAAACAGGAACAATTACTAAAGCCATAAAAGGAAAAAATATTATTCGAGCTAAAAATAGTGAAGAATTAAAAAATAAATATAATATTACAAATAAGCAGGCCCTAACAGCGGGGGCTTTTGTAAATCCAGCCGATAATAAAATATATATTAATGAAGAAGTAGCTGTTGAAACGGGGGACATAGATGTTGCACAACACGAGTTGCTACATGTAATTCTGCAAGATCAATTTAAAAGTGCAAAAGATAAAGGTAAAAATTTAATAGAAGAATTTAAAAATATTGTAGGCAAAGAAAATTCAAAAATCGTTGATGATATAATTAAAAATGAACCTGCATATGATGAAAATTATATGCGAAATAACCCTGATGAATTTTTAACTCAGTTTAGTAATGCTGTTTTAGAAGATAGAGTTAATTATAATGAAACAATATTTACTAAAATAAAAGATTTTTTACAAAAAATTTTTGGTTCTAAAGGTTTTAAAAGTAAATTTAAAACAGGTAAAGACGTATATAATTTTATGCGTAATTATTCTCAAAATATTAAACAAGGTGAATTATCTACAAAGGTTTTAAAATTAGTTCCAGAAGAAATACAGGTTGATGATGTTGTAATGTCAAAAAAGGCATCAGAAAAAGTACAAAAATTATATGAAGAAAAAGGTCCTGATGAAGCCGCTTTTGAAATAATACAAGAATTTAAACCTATAACTTTAGATTTAACCCGTAAAAGAAGAAATGCCCCTAATTATAATGAAGAAGAATTAGTAAGTGAAATAGAAACTGGTAAAGGTGGTATTTTTGATTTAATTAGAAGTTATAAAAAAGATTCGGGGGTTCCGCTAGCTGCATATATAAATAGTTTATTACCAAAAAGAACTATTGCTGCGTCTAAAAGAGTTTTAGGCGAAGAGTTTACCGCTGATATAGCCGATGTACAGATAGCTGAAACACAAGCGACTGAGCCAGAAGTTATTGAAACCGCTGTTCAAGAAGAGCTGCCAAAAATTAAAATAGCTGAAAGAATTTTTACGCCTGAAGAACAAACAAAACTAAAAGAAAAAGTTAGTCAGGAGCTTCCAAATATCACAGAGGAACAATTAACTTTTAAAACCTTACCTAACTTAACAGCAGAAGTTATTGCTGAAAAGTTAAATATGCCCGCTAAAAAACTTACAGGCGCTGCTAATTTTACGCAAGATGAGTTTGGTCGTGTACAACAATTTATAAAAGATAATATTAAAACTGTTAAACTTGCTTTACCGCAAGCGGCTGTATTAGAAGGCGAAGCTGTAAGTGAAGAGTTAATAGGTACTGCAACTAATGTGCCAAATAAATTATTAAAAAATCCTAAGCTATATACCAGATTAGAAAGAACTACAAAAAAAGCCGGGTTAGTTCCATATCAAAAAAATAAAAACATTCAGGATGTAGACATATTAGAAGCAATAGGTATTATAGAGGATAAATTAACTAAAGGGCCGCGAGATCCTGAAGCCCAGACAGCTAAAGGTATGCTCAACATATTAGGAAGAACCGCAGCTAATCAGGAAGTCCGCGAACAAGGTGCACAAACAGAAACGCTTTCTAAATCTCAACAATTAGATACTAGGGCGGGTATAGGAGATAATATTTTATTTAGTGCGAAAGGTAAAAAAGTTTCTAATAAAATAGTAGACAAAGCTTTTAGAGATCCTAAAGAAGTTAAAAAGGCTAGAGAAGCATTAATAGATACATTAAAATTACTAGGTATAGAAAATGCTATTCAATATATAATTCCTACAGCCCGAAGATCAACAGCAAAAAAAGTAACATATAAAGTTATTGAAGAAATAGGAAATGAATTAAGGGTTAAAGAACTCGATGGGCAAAATTCAACACGTTATTTTTTAGTTGAAAATCAATCTGACTTTGTTAATAATTTATTAAAGAAAGCTTTTCCAAATGATAATATAAAATTAACAAAAGGAAACCAAGCTATATCTGTAAATGGAAAAGAAATTATCACTCCTAAATTTACTAATATAGGTCAAAGCCCTAAAGGATTTACAGACGGAACATTTGAAAATAATATTCAAGAAAGAGTAAATTTTGCTTTAGAGCAAAGAGCAGGAATGAAAAAAATTGTTGAAGCTTTAACGTCATTATATAATAATAATGTTATAGATGAAAATCAATTGTTTATGATTTTACAAACATTTAATTCTTCTGTTGAAGCATTAATTAGAACTGCCGCTATTCCTAAATTTTATTTTAAAGGAACTGGAAAAACTGATGAGGATTATAGATATGAGCATACGCAAACTGCTAGTGATACATTAGTTGAAATTTTTAGATTAATAGTAAAGCCTAATACAGGTTATACATTTGATCAAATAATGGAAGGATTTGATGTAGCGATTATTCCAAAAGTTTATGATAATATAATAAATACGGAGCATCGAAGTGAAGGCCCAAAATTAGATGGAACAAAAACAGGTAAATTAATTTTAGGCAAAGGAAAAAATATTAAAAGATATTTAACTCCAAATGTAAAAAGAAAAATTAAAGAGGCTAATCTACCTCCTTTAAATTTAAAAGAATTTAAATATAGTGTTCCACAAGAAAATAAAAATATATTATTTTCTAAAAAGAAAGCGGCATCTAAAAATAATAGTAAATTACCTAAAAGTAAACAAGCAAAAAAAGGAAGCACTAATCAGTTAGTTTTAGATAACATGAAATTAATTGATGAAGAAATAAATCAAAGACGTAAAGAATTTTTTGATACTGAAAAGCTTAGCCAAGACTTTAATAAAATAATAGAAAATAAAACTGGTATTGCTAAAGAAAAAAAATATAGCGATGCTAGAGCTCAAACAGTTGGTGCTAACAAGGGCAGGTTTAAGTTTTTTATACCCCCGTCGGCAGAAGATTTTGTTGGATTATTATATAATACTTTAGGTAAAGGAAAGCTTGGTGAACAACAGATGGCTTGGTATAAAGAAAATTTACTAGATCCATATGCTAGAGCTATGAACGAAATATCTTCTGCTAGAGTAGCGTTGTATGAAGATTATAAAACATTAAAAAAGGATTTAAAAATTATACCTAAAAATTTACGCAAAAAAATACCTGGAGACGATTTTACAGTAGAGCAAGCTGTGCGAGCTTATATATGGAATAAGCAAGGTATGGAAGTCCCGGGGCTTGACAATGCTGACGTGCGTGAATTAATATCTTATGTAGCTAATAATAATGAGTTAGTTGTATTTGCAGATAATTTAATTGATATAAATAAAGGTGATGGTTATCCTGAACCTGATGCGGGCTGGGAAGCAGGTACTATTACTACAGATTTAATAAATGGTATAAATACAACTCGCCGTGCAGAAGCATTACAACAATGGCAAGAAAATGTAGATATAATATTTTCTAAAGATAATTTAAATAAACTTCAAGCGGTATATGGTACAGGATATAGAAAAGCATTAGAAAATATTTTAACTCGAATGAAGACGGGAAGAAATCGTGGTTTTAATAATGATTCTCTTACTGGTAGATTTACAGATTGGATTAATAATTCAGTTGGAGCAATTATGTTTTTTAATATGCGATCAGCTTTATTGCAAACTATATCTAGTGTAAACTTTATTAATTACTCCGATAATAATATATTTAAAGCAGCTAAAGCTTTTGGTAACCAAAAACAATATTGGTCTGACTTTAAGTTTTTGTTTAATTCTGACTTTTTAAAAGAAAGGCGTGGCGGTTTAAGATTTAATGTTAGCGAATCCGATATAGCCGATATGGCAAAAGAAGGTGGCGCAAGAGGAGTATTAAGTAAAATACTTCAAGCTGGATTTTTACCTACGCAAGCTGCTGATAGTTTTGCTATTGCATCAGGAGGTGCTACATTTTATAGAAACAGAATTAATGCTTTAGTTAAAGAAGAGTATAATAATAGAATAAATAAATATTTAGCTGATGCTCGATCAACAAACCAGCGCGTGTCCGCTAAAGAAATTAAAAGAAAAGTTGATTCTGAATTAAAAGAAATAGAAAAAAAAGCACAAGAGCAAGCATTTTTAGATTTTAGAGAAGTTGCTGAAGAAGCACAACAATCAAGTAGGCCTGATAGAATTAGCGCTCAGCAAGCGGGCTCATTAGGGCGCATTATATTAGCTTTTGCTAATACGCCAGCTCAGTATGCTAGATTAACTAAAAAAGCTCTTTCAGATGCCGTAAACAACCGTGGTAGCCGTATAGAAAATATATCTAAAGCTATTTATTATGTAGCTGTACAAAATTTTATATTTACCGCTTTACAAAATGCTTTATTTGCTTTAGCTTTTGATGACGAAGAAGAAGAGGATAAAAAGAAAGAACAAAAATATTTGCGTATGGCAAATAACA